TATAGATTTCATCCCTCATATATCCTTTTACTTTGGATTCTATTTCAGCATTAGAATAGTTTGGTATCTTATTACCAGACGATAAACTTATTGAATTTGATTTGTCATTTCCCTCGTAGTTGATATCTAGACTAGTAAGAGATCTTGATGAGGCATTAAATGTAAATTCTTCATTTACCATTCCTCTTGATGTGGTAGATCCATCTTCTAGCAAGTCTGTAGTAATAAACCTATAAGACACATTCTTACCTTTACCACCTTGTATATATCCTCCTGTTGGAGAAGTAGTGTATTTATAAGCACTACCATCAACATTAAATGGGCATATACAATCATGATCTTTAGGTATATTTGTAGTAGTTAATGCAGATAAAGCAAAGTTTAATGAAGAGCCAGAGTTAGATAACAATAATACATTGCCAGAAGAATTAGCTCTAAATGCTCTAGCATCATATTCTACATCCCATGTTTCCTCAGTAAGATTGGCAGCAAATAATCTGTTATCTTTAGATTCTATTACTTCAGGTATAAATGTGTAATTGGCTAATGAATTAAATTCATCAATACTTAATTCCGATACTAAGCTACCACCTTTATCTTCATAGTTTATTACAGAACCAGTTCCAATAACTACATCATCTACTATGGATATTACAGGTACTTCATTCTTTGCCTTATAGAATAAAGAGATTATTCTAAGTCTATCAAATCCAGTACTATTGTTTCTTACTTGTAGCTTTATAGACTTACCAGTATTCTGTCCTTTAGAACTTCCTTTTACAGCATTATAATTTGTCTTTTGATCACCATCACTCAAATGATAAAGAGGAGTAAGCGGAGATATTGCAGATTCTGTACCTCTTACTTTGAACAATTGATAACAGTACTGTATCATTCCAGATTCTAAACTACCTGTTCCAAATCCATTAAATTCAAATGGTGCTAATGTAGCCTTTGGTAACATTACTATATTATCTGAAGTAATGTTCTCATTACTTTTTATATGGCTATCGTCTACATTTATTACTTTGATTTGAGCATGTCCATCTACCCAATATACTTTTACATTATCTTTTGCTTCCCATCTACATACGCTACTAATTGCAGCAACATTACTAGATGAAACTGTTATATCTAAAGGTCTATTGGTTACTACTTTCGTTACAATTGGTTCTTCTTGTGATCTAGAAAAATCAATTCTATATACATTATTGTTATTTGTACCATTAATCTTAGTAAAGACAATCGCCCAATCTCTTATTGTGGTAACGTGTATAATAGTTTCACCAGACAAATTTGAAGAAGGTCTGCACGCTAAGAACCCTTCTATATTCTGCATTGCTGCAAAAGAAGATCCTTCATTTGTTAATATGCGAATGTTCTCTGCATATATATACTGGTTGTCTTTCAATACGGAATAATCTACGTCCATACTAAGACCCCCAGCAAATGTATTTGTTTGTCTAGTAGCGTTCATTTGCGTTATAAATTATTTGTCTTTCCCCAGTATGTGAATAAAAAGTATTGTGATCTCTAAATTCTGGAACGATTTTATTCCAATTATTTTTAATAGACTCCATACCATCTTCATTTGGCATCAATGCCTCAGCATATGCTTGGTTTCTATAAAAATTCCAAGATCTTCTAATATCGTAGTACACTTCTCGATTTAACTTACCATTCAAATACTCAGGATACTTCAGTTTCATTGTAACATACCAGTATATAGCCTCAGTATAAGAAGTTAAATCTGGTATTAAAGCGTATCCATCTTCATCGGTAGGTATCGCACTGTATGATAATTTTAAGTAACCTGACGGAACATTACACATTATAAATCCAGGTTTGATACTATATTGCAATCCACCACTAGGATTTGCTGTATTGAACCCATCGTTATGTGTACGTTCGTTTATAAGATTTGAAATAATTGTACGTAGATTTTGATTGGTATTTAGTAATTCTAAAGCCTCTGTTTTATCTATGTTACCAATCATATCCACTACCAAGTTAACCATTGTATCCTCTTGTACAATCATATTTGGGTCACAATGTTCACAGCAATTATTATGACGGCATTCCTTTTTGTGGCCAAGTTCATCATAACAACCACAATTGCAACAACATTTGTCATGTCCCCAAACAGCAAATGAACCTGTAGCTTTCCTCATAGGAAACCAAGGTCCATCACAATTAAAAGAGTATGCAACTTGATGCAATTGATGAAGATCGCATGGTAATGATGCTTGATACCCACACAATTTAGTAATTGGAGTACCATCTTGACCAGATACTTTTGGAATAAATTGTGTAACAGCACCAATCTTTTCAATTGCTTCTCCACACCAACTTCGTACATCTGATATACGGATGTCGTCTTCTTTCAAATCTAGATCAGCAATTATCTTAGCAATTACCGTTTTAATTGAAGTTAATTTTGTAATCATAATTCTCTATAATCTCTAATATGATTTTTGATAATCTG